GATCAGAAGTGGGCTCAGGAGAAATTCGAGACCTCTACCGGCATCGCTATGCAAGCTAAAGGTAAGGGGTCTGCCATTCGAGGTGTGCATCATAAGAACAAAAGACCCTCGGTTATCCTCGTTGATGATCCTCAAGATCGGGAAGATGTCAAGAGTGATACAGTCCGCGAGAATGACAAGAAGTGGGCGTTTGCTGAACTTACTCCGGCGCGTGCCAGGGTTACAGGTTCAAGAGGTAAAATTATCGTACTAGGCACTTGGTTGCATCAGGAGTGTCTGGTGGCGATCTGGTCTAAAGACCCCAGGTTTACTACGGTCAAGATTGCTGTCACTGATAATGACGGAGAGTATATCTGGCCGGACTACATGGATGAAGAGCAGTATAAGATTGAGAAAGAGTCATTTGAACGTGCAGGACTCTTGCCTCAATTCTATATGGAGTATCATAACAAAGAGATTGACGATGACCAACTGCCCTTTCCGCCGAAGTTCATTATTTATGAGCCGCCCCCGCCGCTGGAGGAGCTTATCTGCGCCACGGCCCTCGACCCAGCGAGTTCTAAGAAGCGAACCGCAGATTTTAGCGCCATCGCCACTCTGGGGATTCATCAGAAGACTGGGCGAACTTGGATACTTGATTGCTGGCTTAAGCGTGGCGCGGAAGATGAAGAAAAGGTCGAAGAATTTTTCAGGCAGTCAATGACTTGGCGCTCTGTGATTCATGGCGTCGAGAGCAATGGCGGCCAAGCAGCCTATGGAACTTTGATCCGTAGGGCAATGTTTCAGAGGAATCATTATTTCGAGCTAGATATGATTCCGCACAAGACTCGAAAGATTGATAGAATTAGGGCGGCCCTTAGGCCCAGATATGCTAGTGGCTATATGCGGCACAGGCTTAAGTGGCCTGAGCTAGAAACACAGTTGTTTGACTTTAGGTATGACGATTCTCATGTCCATGATGATGGGCCTGATGTTGTAGCTATGTGTATGGTTCTTCTAGATCCAACAGCAGCGTTTGATGCTGCGCGAGATCCTGGCGAAGATAACTTTAAAACTAAGGCCGATGAGGGCTATGATGAATACGATGCCGAGTGGGACATTGACTACGATGCTCGTGAGTGGGCGTCCTAATATGTATCAGGCACCGTGTCAAGGTATTGACAAGTGAGTTTTCCCATAGATCAATTCACGGCTCCGACTCAACCGGCTTTGGCTTCCAGTGAGAAGTTTCCGGGACTCACAAGTACGCCCAGATCTCAATGGCCTAGGCTGGAAGTTCAACCCTTTCAGCGGCCCATAGATCAACTTAAGCCAGGCTCGATGGTGCATAATAGGGTCTTGGATTATCTCAAGACTCGCTTGAGAGATTCTGAGCGGTCAATGTCGCAGTTTCATTCTCGTTGGAGAACCAATGAGATGCGAAACCAGGCATGGATTGATCTAAGATCTTATGATAAGATGCTTAAGGAAGCTAATGATCGTGGCAGGCCGCCGCTAGCTGTAGATATTGTGGTGCCCTATAGTTTTGCTACCCTTAGCACAATCAGCACTTATCTACTTCAGGTCTTCGCCGCGCGCCATCCCTATCTTCAGGTTGGAACCTATGGGATGAACGTGAATAATGCTCTTCAAATGGAGATCATTCTTCAATACCAGCTGGATCACAATAGGGCAGTTAAGCATTGGTGGAACTGGTTTAACGACATGGGACTCTACGGTGTTGGAATCCTGATGAATCGTTGGACTGTTGAAACCAAGATGAGAACTCGAAGGGATTTCGCGCCTGTTTTCGACATTCAGACTGGGAATCTGACACAGGAATCTATCAGGCAGCAGGAAGAGGTAATTACCTATGAAGGGAACGAGATGTTTTCGATTGATCCCTTCATGTTTTTCCCTGACGCTCGAGTTCCAATGCGAGATGTTGCCACGAAAGGCGAGTATGTCTTTTGGCGGCAGTTCCAAGGCAAGCATCTTCTGAAGAGACAAGAGCAGAGAGGACTCCTAAAGTACGTTGATGATGCGCCTAATATTAGCGATGAAAGATCCACTGGTTCACTGAACAGTGCCCGTGATCTTCTCACAGGCGGCGACGCTCATGCTGGAGCTGCTTGGCACGGAAAGGCCCAAGAGGCCGGGCCGGGCAACTATCACGTTGACACTTGCTCTATTGATCTTGTCCCCAGAGAACTTGGAATCGGCGAATCTGACCGGGTAGAAAAGTGGCTCTTCACGATGCTGAACAAAGCACAGATAGTCCAAGCCGAGAGAGTCTTGGACGATCACGGAGAGCACCCCGTAATTGTCGCAGAGCCTTACGGCAGCGGCTACGATTTTGGCTCAGCAGGGATGGCCGATTATGTTGGCCCACTTCAAGACTCTATGAGCTGGTTCCTGAACAGCCACATGGAGAACGTCAGGTCTTCGATTAATAATCAGTGGATCGTTGATCCGTTTGCTGTGGAAATGAAGGACGTAAATCGCCCTGGGCCTGGTAAGACTATTAGACTTAAGCGAAGTGCTATTAACCGCGACGTTAGGGCTGCCATTCAGCAGCTACCTGTTCAAGACGTAACTCGTGGTCATATTCAGGATATGGAAAAGTACTTCGAGATTGGCCAGCGTGTCAGTGCTGTTAGCGAGAATCTTTTGGGTTTGCAAGATCAAGGAGGTCGTAAGACTGCTACCGAGATTAGAACCTCTGGGGCAGCCGCCGCATCAAGATTGAGCGCCCTAACAAGAGTCGTTAGTGCTCAAGGCATGACTGCGCTGGCCAATCAAATGTCTCTCAATAGTCAACAGTGGATGAGCAATGAGTTCCATGTTAGAGTTACAGGAAGTGACGGACAGATTTATCCCTTGCAAATCAATCCTGATGGACTCGCAGGGGACTATTTCTATCCTATCCACGATGGTTCTCTTCCGCTCGATAAGGTCGCACTTCTCGACATTTGGAAGCAGATCCTCACAGGAGTACTGCAAGACCCCCAGATCCGACAGTCTTACAGTGTACCCAAGCTATTCGAGTTCGTAGCGGAACTTGGAGGCGCAAAGAACATCAGGAGCTTCAGGGTTCAGCCCGGCTCTCCTGAGCAACTGAGTCAACAGGCACAACAAGGGAACCTTGCACCAATTCCTGGGGCAAATAGTCCCAGTCAGTTGGTCAATGCAACTCTCCCACAACCGGGAAATAGAATCCCACAGGGGAACGCAGCATGATTACAGAGGAGCAAGCAGACAGAATCTATGCTAAAATGCAGGAGAACATGAGTTCTGCATTCACAGAGAAAGACCTTGATGCGCTTACTGTGGTTATGACCTCAGAAGTGGTCATTAAGGCGTTTGGGCGATCACTGGCCTATTGCCAACTGATCAGGAATGAGATGAGCCAGATTAACATGGCCGAGCCAACTGCCCCTGTTCTGTTCACTCGGCATCAAGGCAGGATCGAAGGTGTTAATGAAATGATCTCCGGGCTTCTCCGGCTGATCACAATGTCAGAAGAATCTGACGAAGAAGAGGATAACGAAAATGGCAGCAGCTAACCCTCCCCAAGAGCTTAAGATTAAAACTCCTGAGAAGGACTACAAAGATCCCGGCCCGGCAGAGGATCGGATTTTGAGTCCTGAGGAGACAGAAAACTTCTTCAGAACTGGAAGCATTGATGACCCCAATGCTCCTGAAGATCAAGAGGAACTCGAACAGTCTCAGATGGCTGGAGATTTCTTCAGTGGCATTCCTGTTGATTCTGTTCAGCCCGGCCAGGAGCCCGTTAAGCCTCAAGAGCCTTCGCAAGATCAGCTGACTCAAATGGTTCAGCACGATCAGAGCATTGAGCAGCAGGTTCAGCAGCAGATTCAAGGCCAACAGCCACAACAGTCCCAGCCTGGGGTGCAGCCCCAAGGACAATCCCATCAAACCCAACAACCTGCGGCTATCCCTTCGCCGCAAGAGGCTGCACTCCAGGCTCAAGTTCAACAGCTTGGTCAACAGGTTCAGCATCTTACGCAGTTGCTAGCGCAGCAAGCAGCTCGAACGCCAGAACCCCAGGGCCAAGGAACTCAAGGTCAGAGTCCGCAATTCAACCTTCAGGTTCCGCCGCAATACCTCGAAGCCATTGGCAGTGATGATCCGGCCCTCAGGGCCCAGGCTCTTAATGGCCTCTTGAACGGCGTAGCCCAGACGGTTCACGCGCAGACTATCAAAGACGTTGAGAGTCGGCTTCAGACCTTTACGCCTCAGGTTCAGCGCCAGGTCCAAGAGGCGCAGAGCCAAGCAGAGATTAAGAGGGATATGTACGGGACATATCCAGAATTGAACGCAATGCAGGACATGGTAGTGGCTGCCGCTAGTCAACTGCAAGCGCAGTTCCCTGGTGGTTGGTCTCAGGATTACAGAGATGCTATTGCGGAGCGGCTCGCCCCTCTAGTTCCGGGCCTTTCGCAGAGAGTTCAGCAAAACAGGGCACAAAGAGGCCAGGCTTATAACCAACCTCAATATGTCCAAGGTCAACAAGTCCTCCCTCAGGTACAACAGCCCCAAGGACTGCCCGCAGGTGTCTCACCTCAGCAGATCCAAGGGGGCGTGCACGTGCAGGCTGGCAATCCCCAGCCCGTTCTTGTGCGTGATGCACAGGGGAATATTTCCCAGGTGTATCCACAACACCAACAGCAAGTTGCTGGAGGTGCTCAATCGCGTCCGAATGGTGCTGGCGTAGACCCTGCACTACAGGACATATGGTCTACACTCGGGTTCGCCTGAGGTAGGAGGAGGAAAGCCAGAAAATGGCTATTCAAGGCCTGAGAGGAACGGACTCTTTTGTCACTGACGAAAGGCCGCTTAATTGGCGCCAGGGAATCCTCATGCGGTTCCCGAACGGCCACGCACCTATCACAGCACTCACCAGTGCAATGAAGAAGAAGGTCACTGATGACCCGGAGTTCAACTGGTGGGAGCGTGAAGTGTCCAATGTTCGTATCGAGCTTGCTGCCGATGCGGGCACTGGTACTTCACTCACTGTCACCGCCGATCCGTTTGGCTTCGGTGGTGGTGAGCAGGTCAAGACTGGAGATCTGCTGTATGCGGAAGAGACGGGTGAAATCATGCTCGCTACCGCAGACGGCACCAGCACCGGCCTGACGGTGCAGCGTTCTTGGGGTGCTGTTGCTGCAACGACGATTCTCGTCGCCTCGGAGAATCCGAACCTTGTTATCATCGGTTCGGCCTACGAGGAAGGCGCAGACACGCCGAACAACGTGCGCTACACGCCGACCAAGGTCAACAACTACACCCAGATCTTCAGGAACAGCCTGAAGGCCACGCGTACTGCGATGCAGACGCGGCTTCGGACCGTTGAAGAGGTACGGGACGCCAAGACGCAGGCGCTTCTGTATCACTCCATCGGAATGGAGTACGGCTTCATCTTCGGTGAGAAGGTGGAGGATCTGAGTGGCTCGCAGCCGAAGCGCACCACTGGCGGGATTATCTCCTTTATCCCGGCAGGTAACGTCAACGACGTTGCTGGTGCAGCGCAGGGCTGGGACGACATTGAGAATATTTTTCTCGAGGCGTTCCGGTTCGGTTCTCAGGAGAAGATGGCGTTCTGTGGAAACAGAGCGATCCTGACTCTTCAGAGGGCCATTCGCAAGGCTGATGCTGCGAGTGTCGAGTTGACTCCGATGACCAAGGAGTTCGGAATGGACGTTCGGCGTCTGTTCACGCCTTACGGCACCTTGGTTCTCAAGTCCCATCCGCTGTTCAACCAGATCCAGAGCACGATCGGAACGTACCTTTCGTTCGACTCTTGGATGCTGATTGTGGACATGGCTGATCTCACGTATCGGCCGCTGCGGAACTCGGATACTCAGTATCTGCCGGATCGGCAGGGCAACGGGATCGACGGCTTGACTTCGGAGTATCTGACTGAAGCCGGGCTCGAGGTCAATCACGGGAAACACCACTATCTCGTGAAGGGCCTGACGGTTGCGGGTGCTGAGGCCTAGTATCCCTGTGGGAGGGTGAGTTCGGGAGAGGTCGGGCTCGGAAACGGGGGTAACCCTGGGTCCGGCCTCTTCCGAGCAACCTTCAAAAAGGACTCTGATTCATGGCAGCTACAGTTGGTGATTTCTACGAACGAGTCTCAAGGGCCATTCGGCGCGGAACTGTCTACGACGACGATATTCCGGGCTATGCAGCTGATGCTGTAAGAGAACTCGAAGATATGGAAAACTGGAAGTACATGAGTCAGGAGCCTGCGGCGGCAGCGCTTACGATTGGGGATAATACTATTACATTGACGCGCTGCAAGAGTGTTAGGTGGCTTCACATTATTGACACTAATAATGAGGAAATTCCCCTAACTAAAACTGCTAGAGACGATGTGCAGAATATCTCTTCTGGAAGGCCTGGGGCTTTCTGGATGATTAACAGAAACCAAATAGGATTAGATGCTCTGCCCGATCAGGCCTATAATTACAAGATTGGCTATTTCCAGTACAGCGCTATTCCGCTGGTAGATAGTCTTGAGTGGCTTACTATGGCCGAGGATCTTCTAATAGCTAGAACGATTAGAAAGATGCAGCCGCTCTTGAGGGACGACAAGCTAGTAGCGCGGTGGAAAGAGATTGAGGATTCCAGAATGCCAAGTCTCTTGGAATCTGAATTGGTCTCGGAATATGACGGGCAGGTTAACCGCATGGTTCCCTTTACAGAAGAGGTCCAAGAGGATCTCTTGGATGATACTGACTTCTAAAAGGAAACTCTCCCATGAGTAAGTGGAAAATCTTTTACACAGATGAAACGTCGCTTAAGAGCGATAATCCAAACATCTTGGATGATCCTACTAATATTCCGAAACCCAAGAGAGTTGGAGTTCACTCTGTTATTCAGGAGATGGATGACGGAGTTACTAGAGAGGTAATTGAGCAATACCACTACATTTATCTTATCAGTGAAGCGAAGTGGTTAGGTGTTGGTTTGGATGGTTTACTGGATCGCCTTACATCTAGCTTCGATAACATTGCCTGTGTGCTTCATGGTAGGACTATGACGACAGATGGGTTCTTCCGCCTGAAGAAAACTATCCGCGAAGATACTGACGTGGTTGGCTTTATTAGTGCGGCAGATAATAACCTCTATACACCAATTCTTGAGAAACGAGGTGGTTACTGGAGGCCCAGAAGAGTTCCTGGCTCGGACGTTGATATTTTTCCTCATGTTATTCATACGTCTGGGCACGACAAGAGAACAGGACGCGAGTATCAGGATTGGACAACGATGACGCGCCAGCGGCCCTATGCACCTGAGTTCTCTGACTATGGACCTTACGGTGAGTATAGAGAGCACTAAATGGGTACAATGGATGGTGGTGGCTCTAATAATGCCACCCAAACTGCATATCGCTTCAGGCGCGATGATGGGGATGAATCCTATTGGAATGAAGGAGCTGGAACAGGCGCATCCTATCATCGCCCGCTCAATACTGCGATTGAAGTACCTGAAAACTCTAATATGGGAATCCGTGTTAGAATCTGTGTCGAGAGTTCAGCTGAAACACTACAGTTTGCTCTTCAGAGGAAAGTTAATGCTGGCTCGTGGTTTCAGATTAACACAACGGACACGGCTGTTAGGCCAGGAGCTTCTAATGAATTTACTGCCGGAAACACTACAGATCTTACGGGGACAGCTGAGGACTTAACAGCGACTACCTGGTGCGGAGACTCGATCAATGGCTGCTTGTTGGAGTATCCGTACTATGGAACCAATGATGTTACTTTTGGTAATGGTCAGGACACTAGAATTGAGATAGAAATGATGCTAGATCTTCAGTGGAGTTATCCGCTAGCAGAAGGAGATCAGATCACAATTCGCGCAGTAGCTGCAGGAGTTATTCTGAGTGGTGGTTATACGCATCTAGCCACCATTGATATAGTTGGCCCTGGCGAAGAGTGGCTACCGGTGCAGCCTAGAAACACAGTGCTTAACAGAGTGCTTACAAGGTAAAAACGTGTGTCGTTCACTAAGCACATATTCAGACCGCCTAGCCCAAGACCTTACCAGGTTTCGATCTGGCACAGGTTGTTCATCAGTGCCCCAACTGCCGCTGCTGATGTTGGATCGGTTATCTCTCTACCGCAGCAGAGCAGGGGGCAAAGGCCTAGAATGGTGGCAGCCCAGCAAAGAGCTAAAGCGCCAGGCGGTGCCAGAAAAGTCTCTGCGCCTTGGTTGGATATTATTCGCGAGAGAACTGAAAGATATGCTAAGCTTCATAGACGAGATACCTTCGATGTTCGGGAAGTTTATCGCGAAGTTTACGGAACTACTCCGGCTCCGCCAGACGTTGGGATGGTTATCCAACTGCACACGCAAAGGCCTAGGGTTGAGGGAAGAGCCTTCAGACTCGCTAGATTGTTCTTTGTCTCTGCTCCGCGCCGTGCAAAAAGCTTTTTCGCTAAGCCAGCAGTTCGCGCAGCGAGAGCCAGAAGAATTGGAATCTCTAGAGCATTTGTTCCTGGTGGAACAACACCGCCTCCTAGCGTTTCCAGCCACGTTTATCGCCACCCCCAATTATCGCATGAGGTGTTCAGGAGGTTCAGAAGGGCAAGAAGGCTCAAACTGCCTGTCATTCAAACTGTGGCCGCAGCAGCGGCAGACATTGGGTGGTTGGTGTCCTACATCATTAAGAATGGCTACGGCCACAATCTGAGGAGATAGTAGAAGATGGGTCAGATGTATATTTCTCAAATTAGTATCGCCAGCAAATTGGATGCTGTGGAAGATCTTTGGGAGGCTTTCCCGGCCTCGCAGAATCCTATTTGCATCCATAGCATTCGCTTGGGGCAGAGTACGCTCGAAGCTGATGCTAATGCTGGAATGGCCAGAATTTCTCTACGGCGAGACACAGCGACAGGAACTGCGACAACGCTGGCCGCAAGGCCTCTGCTGCCTGGAACCGAAGCAGCTGATACGGTGGTGAAGCATTCGCATACCGTAGATGCTGCGGGCACCGAGACTGTTCTCATCGAAGATTCCTGGAACGTCCAGGCTGGTTGGCTCTACTTGCCTACTCCGGAAGAGCGGCCTTGGTTCACTAGTGCTGCCGGTGCGGTTCTGAGGAACGAGGAAATCGTTGCCGCTGCGACGGTTACGATTACTGTCGTGTTCGAGGAGTTCAAACTGGTCTAATGGCTAGGTTCACTTACAGACCTCCCTCACTTATTGCGTTTAGGCAAAGGCTTCTACGCTATGGGGGAGGTCTGTTTGGCCTGGCTATTCCAGTAGCTGAATTTACCACGTTTATCAAGGGCGGCGGTTTTGGTGCTAAGCCTACGCAAGCTCCTGGGTTCGTTAGGTTCATTGACCAGAGCACGGGAGCTATTGATACTTGGTTTTGGGACTTTGGCGACGGAAATACAAGTACAGACCAGAACCCAGGCCATACTTATTTGAATCCTGGCTCTTATACGGTTAGTCTTACTGTTTGTAATACTGCTGGGTGTGACACAGAAACTAAGATTAGTTTCATTGTACTCAGTCTTACAGGCAGCGTTTCTATTTGGAGACTGAACGACGATCCGCTTTTGGGTGCTAGTATCAGGTATGGCCTAGGTCCGAATGCTACGTTTGTTCCAAGAATCAATGTGAGTGGTAGGATTAAGCGTGGCGATAAGACTAGTGTTAAAATTAACCGCCTGAGGGACAGGCCTAGAGTAAGTGCTAAGTTGAGGTCACTAGATGCCTGACAGGCCGCGAACAGTATGGATTGGAACAGACACGCCTTTTGTTTTGGAACAGTTTAGAAACGAGAAAACTGGCCAACTAATCGAAGGCATCACTACTGGTACTATGAAGCTATATAGTGGGACAGACAATAGCTTGATAGCTACTTTCAACTTGACGGAACTCGCAGATGAATTGGGATCTTATGAGTGTTTGGTTCCTGACGATCAAAGCGGACTAAGCGAAGGGATGCCCCTGAGACTTCAGTTTGAGATTTCTGGTGGGGCTGGGCTGTCTTATCGTTTAGATGCAAAAGCCATAGCGCGGGTTCAGAAGGATGATGGACTGTAATGACAGACGCAGACTTTTTCCATCAGACATTAGGCGGAATACTGGACACAGCTATCTTGATTGGTCTGCTGTTTACAGCAATATTGACTATTTTCAAGGCTGGTAGGTGGTTTGGTGGAATGATGAGTTCTATTGACAAGTTATCTGGCTCAATGCAGAAATTCAAAGCTTCGTTTGACGATCATGTGATCGAAGAAGATCGAAGGTTTGAAAAAGTAGAAGCTGCGCTAAGAACGCATAGTGCCACAATTACTAGCCTTTCAGAGAAGGTCGATACTATTAGGGTTAATGGGAGTTCTCCGTGAGCAGGAAGTGGTCTGATTGCCACAAGGGAACTGAGATGAGAGTCAAAGCCCTTATGGCCGCGATGAAAGAGCTAGGCTATCCAATGTTCGTAGTTTTCACCTATCGAACGCTAGAGCAGCAGATGGAGCTTTATAACCAGGGAAGAACCACTCCTGGAAAAATCGTGACTTGGACAAAGAGAGGTTGGCACAATTTAACCGAGAGTGGAGCGCCCTGTGCCCGAGCTGTTGATTTGGCCTTTAGCAAGCAAGACAGATTCCCAGGACGCGACGAGTGGAGCCTCAGCTGGCCCTGGGGAAGATTGCATAAAATCGCAAAGGCGCTTGAACTCTCAGTACCTCTTGCTAGGGATAAGGGACACATTGTTGATATGCAAGGAGAAACATTTAACCAAGCCTGGAATAAAAGGAGCTAATGATGTTTGATCAGCTTTTTGGTGATAAGCCCTGGTTCAAGAGCTTTACTGCATGGGGCAGTTTCATTTTCATCTTGGCCTGGACAGCGGTTCCGGCTCTTGGAGAACTAGGGCTGATCAGTCCTGAAGTTCAGGATCAGCTCTCCAAGTATATGACCATTGCAGCTGGACCGCTAACGGCAGTTGGCATTCGCCGGCAGTTGGGTAACAAGTAATGTCTATTGGCCCTGCGCTTGAAGCTCTCTTTAAGATCTGCCTGCCAATGTTCATGGTTCTTATGATCTTGCTTAGAACTATTGGCGCAGGAGCTGATAGAACCAAAAAGAAGATCTTGGAACAAGAGCTGAAGGATCGGGAGAAGTTCGATGAGGCTGGCGAAGAGTGGGATGGTCGTGGTGGCCTGGCTGGTATTGTTACTCGCCGGGTGCAACGGAAAAGCTGGTCTTTGTCCAAGGGCCTCGGTTTGGGAAAATGACTGGGAACCGAAAGAGAATTATCAGAACGAACTCATTGAAACATTTGAGATCACTGATGGACAACCAACGAGGTACTTGCTTGTCTACGACAGACTCGACGAGCTTGAAAAGCATTGCTGGAAAACAAGGATCAGATAATGGGACTGTTGCTCCATGCGATAGGGTCACTGGCGATCGTGCTTGGCATCATGGTTCATCCTCTACTCGGGGTTCTGGGCTTTCTGATTCTAGGGTTCTTCTGGGAGAAAACCCAGCACAGGTACGTTTGGGGAATCGAGGAAGGAAAGCTGATTAGAATGGAGACAGGCTGGACAGGGTGGATAACAAAGCACAGATTAATCGAGGCCGCTGGATGGCCGTTGGGCGCGCTTATCGCGTCTATAGTCTGGATGATTATCAAATGACTGGTAAAGATAAGGACACGGTGCCCGGTATGGATAACGTACTGAAGATTTCTGGCAGCTATGTAATCAAGCAGAAGCGTGACGGGCATATCGTTAACTTCCAGGCTGGTAAAAATCTCATTACCAGTGCAGGTGAGGCTCTGGTAGCCGAGCTTCTAGATGACGAGGCTAGTGGCGTTAGTCCTACGCATATTGCGTTTGGCTCTGGCACCGCAGCAGCCCTAAAGGCCGATACACAACTACAGACTGAAATTGCCAGCACTAGGACAGCGTATACTAGTCCTACAGTTAGAATTAGTAATGCGCTTCAGCTGAACTTCCAGTTCACTGGCGCTGGTTCTATTACAGTTTATGAAATGGGAATCTTCAACGACGCAACGGCTGGAACGATGATTTCAAGGTTTTTGATCCAACAGCTATCTATAGCGATTGGTGATGTTATTGACATCAGCTGGACCATCACAATCTCTGGCGTGGACTAAGAATGGAAAAGATATTCGAGGCCAAAGGCGAGATCGTAACTAGTGGTATCCATCCTGCGGTGGGTAACACACAGATACCTCTGTGGGCTGACGGCTCGAATGTTTTGTTCAAGGACGGTTCAGTAAAAGTTGGCCCGCAGCAAAGCCCGCTGTTTACAAAGCCCAGTTCTCTTCTAGGCAACGGCCTTAGAACTATTGATAATGAGGGAACTCCAGCAGTTATCTGGGGAGACAAGAAGAACCTTTGGCGCGGGCTAGATCCGCCGACAGCAGAGAACGTAACAGGAGCTAGGGCTATCTTCAATGCGCTAGATTCCGACGCCGCCAGTTGGACTGGAACAGCGGCTAATATGCTAGACGAGGCCACTATTGTCGCGCCTGGCTCTACTGGTTCCTTGGAGTTTGACTCTCTTGGAACAGCTAAGTTCATGATTGGCCAGCGGGATCTGGCAGCAGGCAGCACTGATTTCTCAGACAATACGTTTTCGTTCTGGATCTATGTAGATAGTGCTGTTTGGGCCAATCTTGAAACTGGAACAGCTTTGCACATTAAGCTGGGTTCAACCCTCGGAGGTGCTAGCGATTGGTTCAGATGGTATATTCCTAAGAGCACTATCGTCGCGGCGAATACTTGGTATTTGATTGAACTCGATACCAATACCACGCCTGCGGATTCAAATGGCTCGCCTGATCTGACAGACATTAAGAGTGTTGAGTTCATCGTAGACGGCCAATCTACAATGTCTCTGAACGACAAGGCTTATTTCGATCAGTTGGCCCTCGGCGGCTTTTACACTGGTGAGGATACTGATAGATGGTCTATCGTCCAGTTCGGTCAGAGTGTTTTGGCTACCAATGGCGTAGATCGTGTTCAATATCTAGCTGATATTACGACTGGAAACTTCCAGAATATCAACGCAGCGGGCGGCGATCTCGCAGATACTTTTAGGTGTAAGATTCTACAGAAGCTCGGACCTTATATCATTGCCTTTGGCACCGACAACGATAACACCGAGGCTCGCTGGTGTACTGAGGACAATGTTCTGGTTTGGACTCCATTGGCGGGCAATAGCGCCAGAGATATTAACCTTCGGGACATGAACTCTGACATTAAAGCAGTAGTCGAGTTCGGAAACTCGCTCTTGGTTCTTGGACATAATAGAGCCCATTTGTTCCAGTTCATTGGCCCTCCGTTCTTCTTTGGCGCGCAGAAGATAATGGACGGAATTGGCGCGGTTGGTAAAAACGCAGTTACAGAAGGCGGGCGGCTGATTTACGGCTTCGGCCCTAGTGGTATCTGGCTGACTGACGGAACAGTAAAAGAATACATTGACGGGCCAGATGTTCATTCGTTCGTCTATGAAGGGGATAACAAGTATGACAAGACTCGTGCTGAACTGGCGACGGTCTGGGAAGATTCGAAGGATGATGAGATTTATTTCAGCTATCCTACTATCGACGGCGCTGGTTTCACAGTAAGCTTTAATCCCAAACTTAGAGTTTGGTCCATGCACGACTACTGGAGAACTGCCGCGAGTGTTGGCGAATTGTGGGACTCTCCAATTCTCATGGACTCTGATGGGAACATCTGGATTCAGAGTGAAGAAGGAACTGGGTCTAGTTTCGAGTTTAGTCCGCTAGGCTTGAGTGATCTTCTAGGGATTGTTGCTGGCTATGGTGAAGGTGGCTATGGCGAGCTAGGCTACGGTGGTGAAACGGAGATAGATTAATGGGTATAGCACACGCAGCAATAACTATCTTCTATACTCCGCTTGGCGGCACGCAGAGAAATGTAGGCGCTGCTATTGGTACTCTGAGCGCATTCATTGAAACCAAGGCTCTGGACATTGGCGATAGTGCTCTGACATATTATCTCGACAAGATTAATAGTCACATCACTGAAAATCAAGACCAGACTTTGATGGTACTCGAGATTTATGGATCTGACGACGAAGATGGGCCTTTTGAACTATTGGATACTATCTCGCTCAGCAAGGAAGATCCCGGTTTTACAGATCCTCCGGGGAAGCGCTACTACAAGTTCAAGTTCACTGATCCGGCAATTAGCAACAGGTGGCAGTTGCACGGCTTTGAAGTCTACGGAGAGCCCGGCGGAGAAGAGTTCTGATGCTGGGAGAACTTAGGTGGAAAACGCCAGTTCCAATTCAAGCGCAGATAGAATCTACAGATAACTATCTTAGGCGCTTGGCTGAGTGGCTTAGGGAGCAGGAAAGGCCAACTGAGTATGATCTCGAAGCAATCTTGGCTTTTGGAGGACTTGGTGTGAGTGAAAGAATCTTTGGCTTCGAGGGCCTTATTAGTGGCTATTCGGCTCCGAGTACGCATGAGATCCTAAGTGCCCCGACAGGTACACAGAAGAAGATAATCCTCGGGCTTCATGTCTCTGTAGATGGAACAGCAACGTGCGATGTGCAGCTAAATAAGAACTCAACTCTTTCATTTATTGCCCAGATCATAGATACCCACGAAGAGATAATTGGCTCCCACAGGTCAGGTTATATTACGCTAGATGCAACGGATGAATCTATTGAAATTGCGACTGTTTCTGGCACAGCAGATATTTCATATGTAGGATCTTACATCCTTGTTGACTAGATTCAAACAACTGACTCTTGATGAAATGACCCAAGAGGACTTGGACTACTTGGCAGATGTGGTTTCGCATGACCCTGAAATGGACCCGAGTTTTATCTACAAGAAGATGGCTCATGGAGAAATGATACCCTGGCGCTTGGAGACAACTCGTGGAAATTCAATAGTTCTAACAGAGGTTAAGCACAAGAGATTCGAGAAAACACTCTACGTTTGGTATCTAAGTGGAAAGGGCTTTGTGGGCCATGCACAGTATATGCTAGACACATTCGAGGAATACTGCAAGCTGAATGGCTGCACAGCAATAGAAGCGCTTATGGAAGATCAGCGACTCGCTAACTACTTTAAGCGCGGTAAGTTCAACATTAAGCACGTTTTTGTGCGAAGAGAGGTAAATTAAATGGGTTCTGGTGGCGGTGGAACTAGTCAATCAATTCAAGATGTGCCCCCGCAGTTTAAGCCTGCTTTTACTAATCTGTTCAACAGCGCTTTTGGTGCTGCCAGAACAGCAGCGGGCCAGCCTGGCTTTGGCACAGCTGGGCAGCCTACTGGGGCCACGCAGATCGCCAACATGATTACTGGACTTGGCACGAATCAAGCTAATCCTTTCGCGCCTCCAGGGAATCCCTTTAGCAATCCTTTTGCAAATGCGTTCCCGAGTCCTGCAAATTCTCAGCTCGGCTATATCAATACACCCCAGGGAAGTTCTCAAGGGGCTAAGGCCGCGCCGCAGCAATCTGCTCAGCAGTTTGGTTTCCCAAATCAGCCTGCCACGCCTCAGCAGTTCTCCCAGGCACCTGGGGAAATTCAGAGAACTACCGATGTGGCTAATACAGCGCCCGGCAGCAGCATTCCGACTGGCGCTAAGGCGAGTCCTACTCAGAACGATCAGGTTGGCGCAATCAAGGCGAACCCTGAAGGGTTTAATCAGATCGGTAGAACGGCAGGCCAAATTAATCCTAAGGACTATTATCCGAATAATCCGAATGCTGGAACTACAGGTATTGGCTCGACCAAGATTCCTTTGGCCGCTGGCCCTGCGATTATCGGGCCTGCTTTTCCTGAACAGTTCACAGCAGGAACCAGTCCTCTGGAGTTTGAATCCTTGGCTCAGCGCGAGGCGATTGCCCGGCAACTTCAGGGTATTGGAAACCCGCTGCTGAATCTTGGTTATCAGACCGCTCGTGGTGATTTCCTCAGGCCGGAAAGTAATCCGTTCTTGGTGGGCAATATCAATGCTTCTTTGAGGCCCATCACTCAGGACTTCACGAACAGCGTTCTTCCAAATTTCAACTCTCAGGCAATTAACTCTGGTGCGTTTAGCGGCTCCAGTGCTAGAGATCTGGCATTTAACCAGCTGGCTTCTGGTTATGGCCAGCAGCTATTGGATACAGGAACTCAAATTGCCTTTGATAACTATCTGCGTGAAAGGCAGCTTCAGCAGGGTGCTGGGCAGCTCTTGGATCAGGGTTCTTTGCTTAACCAGCTTACTCCGGAGCTTTTGGCTCAGGTTGGTCTGGGCCAGCGAGAACTGGCGCAAAGGCCTCTGGATGAAGCTCTGCTGCAATTTCAGGAACAGATCAATGCGCCCTTCAGGCCGCTGTTCCCCTTGGCGAGCATTATTCAGGGCTCTGACATTGGGTCTACGTTTAGCACTACAGTTCCTACGCCCAGTCCGCTTTCTAGTGGTATCGTCGGAGCACTTGGCGGTGCTTCGGCTGGAGCAGGAATTGCAGATACATTCGATTTGAGTGGCGGTAATGCAGGACTAGCCACAGCTCTTGGCGGGCTGCTCGGTGGTCTTGGTGGAGGACTCGGATAATGGTCGCCCCTTATAATGTTAGCATTCGACCTATCAAAGATCAAAATGCTACTCTTCAAGCGCCGACGCCTGATGACATTCTAAGAAACAAACTGAATGTTATCTTTGGTGGGAACACCGAGCTTGGGCGCAGAGCAGTTAACTATCTCGGTGCGGATCTTGAGAAGTTTGGCAATAATGTCAGAGATTCAGGTGTCTTGGGTGGCTTCCTACAGGGCGCTTCTAAGATCCCGCAAGCACTAGGAGGCTTGGCCGTCAATGCAACTAATCAGGGCCTTGTCGGACTTGATCCTACGGAGGGCAACAAGATCGTAGGAGCACTCAACTCGCTTCCTGGGCTGGCTGGAACTCTAGTTGGCGGACGGACAGGTAAGGATCTTGTAGAGTCAGCTGACCAAGCATTGATGAGATGGTTGGGGCTTGGAGGGGGAGGAACTGGAGCAGGAACACCAACAGCTCCTCCAGGGATTAATCCTCAAGATGCTCCAGTAGCCAGAGTTCCCGAAGCAGATCCACTTGCCGGGCTTCAGGGCAGGAACTTCTATGATCCGCTCCAGATGCCAGAACTAGCAGCCCTGAGAACTGGCAAGGCTCCAGATTTCTCGGCAGCCAGAGAAGCTCTTGGACCTGAAGTTAAAGCTCAGCAGATTGGGCGTAATGAGGCCCTTCAAGCAGCTTTGGGTGGTGGCGCGGCAGGCGGGCTCCAGGCGATTCAAAATGCTAAGCCAGGAACAGCCGCTTCGCTTGGCGAGGTCATTGCCGGAGCCGGGGCTGGGCTTGCTCAAGAGGCCCAGAGGATTCACTCTGAGAATCGCCAACTAGAAGAACTGGCAAGGGCTAATGAAGCTCTTAGAAAGCGCCAGCTCAGTTCTATCGCTTTGGCTGAAGAAGCGAAAAAGGCTGAGATGAGCGAAATAGAAGCTCAGGCGTTTAACCAGAGGGAACTGACCAAGGCCCAGATGCAAATTCAGATCTCTGATGCTAATAACCGATACCGCAGGCCAATCGCGGTTACAGGTGGCCTATATTTTCCTGACACTGGAGAGATCGCAAGGATTGAAACTCAGACGCCGCTGGAAGTTCTTCAGGGCTTCCTCTTGGTTAACGAGTTTCTCAAGGGCACAACAGAGCGAACTGGAGTGGCACTTGGCCAGAGCGTGATGCTAGATAATCTTAGCCCTATCGTTCAAGGGCCAGTCATGCACTCGATTCAGGCTATGAATAATCCTAATATCATGCCCATGTTTATCGAGGCTCTCGAAGAACAAGGCCGAGAGGATTTCGCAGCCAATGTCGAGCGCCTGTTTTCTGGCACTCCTGGGACTGACAAAGATGCAGATGCAGCACTGGCAGCGCAGGCTGTTAGTGCTATGGCCTATATGTTCCTGGAGAACAATGCTAATCCGACAGACCCCAAGTATCCATTCCTCTTGGAATATCAGACGGATAACTTCGGGCTGCCGGGAGTCCAGAGTACAACTGATGCGCTTTCCGCGCTTGGCGGACTAGGAATTAGATAATGCCTACTGAGTTTGAGCGGATTGGAAATGCCCTTGGTGCTATCAGTGCCCATAGGCTAGAACAACAGAGAATCTTTAGTGGAGGTCAAGACACTAATCCTCTGAATCCAGAAGGCTATCTGTTCAATGCTCAAGGAGTTTCTAACAAGTCTGACGGGCGGCTGTTCTTGGAAAGTGCTCTAAGTGCTAGTCCATTTGCGCCGCTCATTCCAGATGCCCTTTTGCCTGATGTTAAGAGCGAGATCTTTGGATCTAGGCCCTCTAGAGATGTTGAACGCTATCGGGCAGAGAATCCTATCGGCGGCACAGTAAGTTGGCTGGCAGGAAGTCTGCCATTTTTCCTTTTGCCTGCGGCTGCCCCTGTAAGGGCGGCTAGCTCTTTGTTGCCTGGATTTACCAGGGGACTTCTAGCCGCAGACAGGCTGAAGAATGCCGGGTCTTTGTTCAAGGCAGGAGCGCTTCGCGAAGCTACGATCTTTGCTCCGCTGGAAGCTGCCAGAGTTGCTGGTAGTGCATTTAACCCTGAAGAGGGTTCCACGTTCAGAACGCTGAGTAGTGCTGGTAGCGAGCTGGCGTTCTTGGGTGTTGGCGCGGGAGCATTGAGTTCCTTCGCTGGCCGGACTGCCAGGTTCAAGGCAGAACGCCTAAGGAACACTAACTCGGAATCTGAGGCTGCATTTGAGTTCGAGGTTGCCAAGCATATTGGCCCGGCATTTGACCGGAACGCTCCAGACCAAATCAAGCTGGCTTTTATGCAGGAGAACCTTGGGAAGTATAAGGACAATCCTGTCATTACTGGCCAGATGGAAAGGCTGATTGACTCGTATAAGACCAATATCAAAGTGGCAGAACCGCCGCCGAATCCTATCAAAAATGGGACTCGATACGTGGCGTTCCTGGGCAACAAGAAAAATACCCTCGCTGTTGAGAGTCTCTATCGTGGTGGTAAAGAGGGCGGCCCGAAGGCTATCCTCAGTAAGAAACTGGCGCGGAGCGATACCGGAGAGGGAACCTTTAAGACCGTTGAAGAGCTGAATGCGGCGACGGCCGAGTGGGAAGAAATTGCCAGGGACGCTGGACTAAAAGATAATTGGCATACAGTTACTCAGTATGTTAGGAAGCTGATTCCCACCAGCGACAAGTCTAAAGATCGTTTGATTAGGACTTTGACTGACGTTAAGGGTCCATTCAATCAGGTAGAGCCTAATGGTTGGTTGGCCAGGGAAAGTTCAGATGGGCTCTATATTGGGATTAAGCGGCTTCCGCATAGTCCTAAGGGTTCTTATTTGGAAAGAGCCAAAGAGCGCCTAGATCCTTATAGTGGGAATTACTTTATCTTTAAGACTAATAATCCTACTAAGTGGTTTCCAAAGGCCAGTGGGGTCTATGAGACAAATGCCAAGGCTTATAACAATTTGCAGCGCAAGTGGTATAGGTCTAAAGACATAGAAGATGCTCGAGTTCCGATCCTTAATATGATCGAGAATAAGGCAGGGATTTATAATCCGGCTCAACAGTCCCTGTTCACAGGTAAGACCAGATTTAGCACTGATCCGAATGTTCCTGCTGAGGTAGGAAAGCTAAGGCTCATGGTTGAACGGTTTTTGCCTCAAGAAGTCAGGGAGGCCTCGCAACCTACACTTAACTATTTGAGTGAAGCGGCTAATGTTCTGAGAATTGTAGCCGCGCCCTCTAGGCTTCAGGGTGGCCAGAATCCTCGACTCAGCATGGCTCTTATGTTCTCTAAGGATGTTTTCGATACCATGCAGGCTATGGTTAACGATCATCTCTTGGGGAGAATTAGCAGGAGTTTTCAGGGCCAGGGCAATCCCGTTGGGAATATCTTTAGAACTGCACTTAATCCTACTGCTAGGCGAGAGGGTGGGATTTTGCAGAGCATCGAAAAAGGACTTGGCTCTTCAGAAAAAGCACTTGATGATTTCTTTGAGATTAGAATGACTCGAATGCCTATTGAAGAGGCTAAGGCTAAGGGCTTGCATCCTGAGGCTATTCGCGTCGCAGAAGAGATGGAGAAGGGAAATAAGTTCTGGATAGATCAAGTTGCTGATCAGGCGCAAGCGCTAGGCACAGAGACTACTTTCGTTCCGCAAGAGGGTCACCTTGGTTTGGCGCAGCAGTGGATCGGGCCGTTCAGAGCCAGGATCGTTGAAGATTCTACTGGAGTGGTTCGAGGCTATGGTTCTGGTTACACTAGGGAACAGGCAAGAAAAGATGCTATTGAGATCATCGAGGCCCTTAATAATGAAGCGAAGGCGGCGGGTAAACCTAAGCTCTTTAAGACCTATGGAGACCAATTAACCGATAAAGATATTCTCCATGCTGGTAGTGTAGAGTTTAAGGCTAAATTGCCGATTGACAAGTTTCTTGAAAGAACAGGTATTCCCACAGATGTCTCTAGTTCACAGGCAGACATTTTCGGATTCGCGGCTGATTTGGATTTGAGGAATCCTTTGGTTCAACAGATCTCTAAGTTCAGGGCACAGATGTTTAGGAATGACCCTATTCGATTTAAGAGATCTAAAGGACTCTTGGGTGGCCGGCTTTCGCAGCAGCGCGCTAACAAGGTGACTATTGATGAGATCAAGGCTAACTACGCGGCTGGCGTGACTGAGATGGGCAGGTATCTGGCTCGAGAAGGAATTGCAGTCGGGCCGATGCAAGAACAGCTATCGAGGCTGGCTAATGAAGATTCTGCTTCTTTCGTTACACTGGCGCGGATTCTGAACTCGTATTCCGGGGCCAGTGGGCCTATTGCCGCGCAGCTGGATGGTCTGATTGACACGGCACTGGCAGATTACTTTGGGCCTGGCGTAGCGCAGCGGGCAGTTAAGCACGTAAATGAGGCTATGTTCACGTTGACCCTAGGCGCTCTCGATATGGGCTTCGCGGCATTGAATCTTATTACTCCGCTCCAGACGGCTATCCCAGAGGTTAGCTATTTGCTCAATGCCGCTCCGGAGATGATCCAGAAGTATTACTCTAGTGTTATGGTTAAGACCACTGATGGCGGTCTAAGGCCTGTTAGATTCATGGACACTTGGAAATTTGCCAGGGAGTCTATGGGCAAACTTTGGCGGCCAGATGCCAGTGACAGAGAGGCGCTCCAGTGGGCGTTTGACACTCACACGGTTGGTAGGGATTTCGTAGAAACAGTCCACGGACCTTCTAGGTCCTTGACTCAAGGCCAGGGTGGTTTCTGGGATAACCTCAGGAGAATTTCTGAAGCGCCTGTGGTGGCTACTGAAGAGGCTTCCAGGGCTTATAGCTTTATGCTTGGCCGTCAGGTTGCTAAGGACTTTTTCCTCATGGGCGAGAATGAGGCTCGGGTCTTTGCTAAAGAGTTTGTCAATAACACTATGTTTGGCTACAGCGCGGCTGATCGGCCAAGGATGCTGACTGGAGCTATTGGTGCTGGTTGGGGGCTCTTTAAGAACTGGACCGCTAATTATACGGGCAATTTGGCCCGGTACACGGCGGAAGCCTCCAGGGGGAACTTCGGTCCCTTGGCGTGGACGTTTGGCACGGCAGGGGCCGTAGGCGGGCTCTCAGCGGTGCCCTTGGCGGGCGCGGCGGATTCAATGTCAAGGTTTTTGTCTGATAAGCCGTTGAGCGATCTGGTTTATGACTGGGTTGGAAACGATCCAGGTGATACTTCTAAGCCTTGGCTGGCAGATATGATGATGCACGGGTTTTTCAGTAACCTCGGATTTACCCTAAGGTCTCGGGCTTCGTTGCCTTCGAGCCATTTGGCAACTGATCTGGTGATGTTCTCGAACATTAGTATTCTGGATCGGTTCATGGGCCTCGGAGATTTGGTTGGCACTGGAATCGAAGATATTAAGGACTTTAGGATTCCACTACAGAACCCGAAGTTCAGAAGAGAGATGCTTAAGGCCTTTGCTCCCAGAACGCTGCAACGGGCTATGACCTCGTTTGGCGAAATGGGAGTAACTAGTTTGAATAGCGGAAATACTCTGCTGCCTGCCCTTAACGCTTTTGAGGGCACGTTTAGATCTCTGGGCCTCACGCCCACCCGAGTCGCAAATGCATTTGAGGTTCATCAGAATGCAAGGTACGACGCAGAGAAAAAGCGTGAGGCCATTCAGAGACTAGGGCGCCGATGGGCTGATGCCGAACTGAATCGGGACTGGCGCGAAGTTCAGCGGATTGTAAATGAAGCTGCTTGGGAATACGCTGTTCCCATTGATAGTGTACAGAGATCCGCTGATGCCAGGATAAGGAACATGACCCAGACTGTCACCCAGCGGCAGTATGAGGATTACGTTACCCAGCGTAGGTTGGAGATGCGCGGACTGCGAAGGTAAATAGTATTGTAAATACTGGGCACCGTGCCCCTGTAAATACAAGTACGCTCTCAGAGTTTCATCTCCAGCCTTGGAGTTCCTGGCGTAGAACACAAGGATAAGAAGGCATATAAGCGCTATCAAAAGCGTGGCTATGACTCCTTCTTTCAGTTTACCGGACACGGTATTTCCTCCTTATTGTTGTGGCATCTTCCGTACTGTTGAGCCCATTTGCCGAAGTCCGAATAGCCCACAGATCCATCCCCATCCAGGTCGGCGCAAACAACTGGAGCTATCTGACAAAAGGCCGCCCTGGCTGCGTAAAATCCACTATGCCTGCGTTCTCAGAATAGTCCGAAGGAACTCCCTGTTCACTTACAACGTAGCATCGGACCTCGGCAACCTCATTGACGTTAATTATCATGTTGAGATCCATTCTGGCTTCAGCCCCGCCGATAGAATCTACACAACCAAGCTCCTGAGGTTCTGTAGTGTCTGTCCTTACCCAGCAGGCCTTAACGACGGTATCAAAGGGCTCGACTGGCTGGCAGCCTGCGTTGTAAATGCCTCCCGTTTGAAGTAGAGGTACATTGGGCCTCGGGGTTGGCGTTTGGCTTTTAGCTACCTCTACTATTCCGAAGATTCCAACAGCGATGAGGATAACTCCAAAGATTGCCAGTAGAATAATGTTTCTAGTTTTCATCTTTCTTCTTCTCCATTATGTGCTTGCCTCTTGGGTAGAAAAGCCTATCTGGCTTTGACCCTATGACACTTACCCATTTACCTTTCTCTAGCTGATCGAGCATTTCATCGTGAAACTGTATTGGTACATCACGCTCCATTAGGCGTCTTAAGTCATGCTCATGTGTTGGAGCGTTAAGTTTTCTGAAGTTCTCGTTTATGAGTAACATGGATGCGTTACGCTGCATTAGCAGAGGATTGGCTCCCAAGGTTTCAATAGCCTTTGGCATATAGCGCTCGCACTCTAGTAGCATATCCCTGGCTTGATTGAAGTCCTCTATTAGAATTATAGGATCGTCTCGTTTGGAGAGCGCACATATCATACAGAGCTTTACTATTTGGACAAACCTTCTTGAATTGTAGTGCTCAAACCTGGAGTCCTTCGGCTTAGGCGCGAAGTCTGTTGCGGCCCAATCGACTAGAGCTTGGGCGGCCTCTTCGTCAAACTGATATTCTCCTTCGGTTTCGAGCATCCTAGCTAAATCATACTTTAGGTCTTTTGCGAGCTTGTCGTGGTTTTCTGGCTTTCCGAAGATTGGGACTTCGATCTTATCGTCTGCATAAACAATGATAGTTCGTGCGCTAATTCCCAACTCCATCGCATCTTCAGTGTAGATATCACGTAGCGCTTTGGGCGTACACGCACTAAGCATTGTGAAACAGGCATTGTTGGCAAAGTTTTCACCTGCGCTAGCCGTCTTATAGTGAAATTTCTTTGGGCAGTCATAGACGTGGCAAAGTGCGTAAACAAAGTCATTGTCTCCTGGATGAAGAAAGACTCCGAGTTCTTCAATGAAGGCAGTTAATGAATGCTGCTCGTTATTTGGATCTCCTCCCGGCATAACCTTTGCGCCTTCGAGGGTCATGTAAAAGGCTCTTTTAGTTAGCCCGTCAGGGGCCATTCTAAAAAACTCTCCATCGAAGTCCTTGAGCCACTGGGCCAGGTATTTCATGGCGTTGCCTTTTCCAGAACCGGGAGATCCGATGAGCAAAATATAAGTGTTCGGAAATAACTGCTGTCCTTTGACATAAGTAAACAATCTTCTTTGTGTTACCGCGCTAATTGCAGCTATCCCTGACCACAGCCTAAACCGCTCTGGCGACTCCCAACTCGAAGAGTATTCCAACCAGCTCTTAAGCCAGTTGTCACACTTTCTCACCCCCCAACACCCCTCTAAACGTCCGTGGCTTTAATGTCCAATAGATTGTCTGTGGGAGTGATAGGTTTTAGTTGTGCTAAAATTCCTGGCTTCCATTTTAGCATCTCTTTCTTCTGCCATCTATAGCCTACTGTGAAGTCTACGGGAATCTTCATAACTCCGTGTGGCATTTTAACTTTCTGCTCCATCATCTGAATCATAATAGGAGCGCTCTCGTCGAGATGAATCTTCTTGATTAGCATTAGTAGCCCGTCATGTAGATCACCACAGAGTTTGGCCCAGCGACGCTTAAGCTCAAACTCTTTCCAGATGTAAAGTGTTCCGATCTTTAGAATGTCTGAAATTAGACTCTGTGGCAAGAATGCTATCGCTTCTTTGAGCGTGTGGTTATCGTCGAGTCTACCAAAAAACATCCGTTCTCGTCCAAGTGCAGTTGTAAGTCGGCCGGTATTCTGAAGGTCAATTTGTACTCGATTATGCCATTCTGCAATGTCTGGGAACGCTCCAAAGTAACGTGAGTAGAAATCTTCCGCTTGCTCCCTTTCGAGATTAAGATGGGATGCAATCGTATAGGGTTGTCCGAGGTAGTTGAGTGCGTGTCCTCCACGCTTCGACATATCACGATAGGAAAAATGTCTGTAATAAGGCCCATCGGCTATCTCCCTATCACTTTTTGGATCTTCCGTCCACGGAAGCTCTGGCCATACGAGCTTAGCGACTTGCGTGTGGAGGTCTCCAGATTCCACAGCCCTAATATAATTCTTGTCTCCCGAATAGTAAGCCACAGCCCGAGATTCTGCTTGCGATAGATCGGGGTATGCGAAGATGAAGTCCTCGTCAGCAAGGTATATGCTCCGAGTCTTTTCGCCCTGATTTTGGAAATTAGCTCCACGTCCCCAAGGATTCTTTGAACTTGACCAGCGTCCTGTCTCGGTCGCAGCGACATTAAAGCTACAGTGAACACGGCCATCGGGCTCGACTCCTCGTTCTAGAAACTCGATTTCTTTTTGAATATCTTTAAGGGCAAACATGGCCTTGATTAGCGGCCGAGTTATATAGTTTGTGGTGTAGATCTTTTCTAAAGCTTTTCTGTTAGTAGTTAGGTGGCGCTTCTGGCCGACACCCTCGTAGTGCTTTTGGCATTGAAATCCATTAGGATCGAGATAGAATAGCTGGCACATCTGAGCTGGAGATCTTACGTTGATTCCATCTCCCCAAACGGCAATGGCTAAAGACCTGACGTAGGATTCTAGATCTTCTAGTTCCTTTTTGGCGCGCTTAGTCTCTTGTGCTAAGAGAGCCATATCTACTTTGATGCCATTCTGCATCATAGAGAAGGCCGGGCCTTGTAGGGCTTTCTCAAAGCGGTAGGTATGTTTTTGGTTTTCAGTCATTCTGGACTTGACTTCCTCGAAGATTTCCAAAGGAAGCATAACGTCGAAGGCGTTATAGATCCAGAGCTTCGCGTCAGGACTAGAGGCCCTTAGATAGTCTGTTAGTTCTGATGTTTTAACTATCTTCATTGATAACCCTTTTGGTAGAGCATTAGGATCTCTGGCATGATTGGCATATCTAGATTAATATAGCAAGGCGTACAGAGGAAATAGTCTGTTTGCGGGTCATAAGTTCCTTCCTCGAATTTAACGTAGTCCCTTATGTTCATGCCGCTCTCACTTGCGGCGTCTTGGTATTCGATCAGTTCCTCTGGTTCCCTCTGGCACTTGAAGCACTTCACCCTCACCCCCTAAGAACACAGTTCTCAATAGATCACAGGCCTCGGCCATCTTGTCAGGAATCGAAGTTCCTAGGGCCTTTGGCACCCTGCACAGCTCTGGTCTGTTTTCGTAGATCGCGCAAAGATTCTCCTCTGTTAGATGGATACAGCGGCCTGTTCCGTCGTTGCGATCTAGATGGGGGTATGCAGTTGCAACAGTGTAACAGCACGCACCACATTTGATGCACTTCCAAGATCCATCAGGATTCAAGAAATCTTCAGTTCCCATGCCTAACCCAAGCGAGCCATAGCTTGCACTACCGGACAGGACCGTACCTCGCCCGAACGCGCCTAGCATTGCCTAAACCATACCTAGCACCACCCAGCCGGACCTCTCCTAGTCCATACCGTACCGGAGCGAGGCCAACCCGAGACAACCCGACCCGACCAAAGCGTGACGCGCCACACCTTACCATAGCTAAACACACCACACCCAGCCCCGCGAAAGAGTGGCGTACCCAGCCGAACGCTGGCCGACACAACCTCGGCTTACCGCACCAGTCCAAAGCGCGCCGGAACTAGCCACAGCTCACCGTACCCCGCCTCATTTTACACGTTCCCACTTATCAACCCTGAACCTTCCGAACGGACCACGACAGTCTGGCCGGAAGTCACAGAGGCCAATTTTCTTTCCAGCATCGTCCATGAACTGACGAGCCATATCAATGCTGAACATCTCAGTATCGACTTCAAGCTCGAAACTGACTGACCAGTCATAGAATACAGGACGATAGCGAATAATTCTGCCGCCAGTTACCGGATTCCGAATTGGTCTGGCATCTACTGACCATCCACCTTCTGATTCGAGCTTGTAGTACATCTCGTTCATAAAGATGCCAGCAGGAATCAGACTTGTTCTAAGAGTAGTTACTTTAGATTTTCCATGCTTATGGAACTTGCCTGCATTGATTAAACAGTTGTATATGTTTGGTTGCGGCATAATGATATTGCCGCCCTCGTCATAATACAGCCTGCTCTCAGCATCTTCTTCAGGACTGGGCCTAGTGCCTACTTGTGAAGAGCCTGTACCCTTCGTGGCCTTCATTTGTGCTTCATCAGTAAACTTGTTCATCAGAAGCGGGCTAATTCCTACGATCTTGACTTTAATGCGTTCCATACCTTGTTCCTTTCCTGTGGGAGTTAGTTTATTCATCTCGCTTAGCGGCACGTTTGCCGCGTGGCTTCATGGTCTTGTAGGCTGGGACGTTGCAATAGATGCTCGCTAGGACCCCAAGCCCTTTTTGCATTTCAGGCTGAAAGGCATGATGCTGGATCATTGTATCTTCAGCAAGATTTAAGGTCTTTAAGCCCATTTCTTTTAGTAGTACCCAGGTGTCATAGGCTATATAGTTCTGGCCCAGGACAGGATAGCTAGTAAGCATATAATCGACGAACTCCCAGGCTCTGAGTTCATCGTCTTCGCTCAGCCAGTAGTTATGATCTTGGCGAAGGTCTGACCAGAATGGAACTACTAGAGCGTTGAAGGGACTGAAAGCAAAGCCAATGCACTCGATGATTTTTTGGCCCTTAGAAGTTCGGTCCTCAATATCCACAGATAGAAGCGGATCGTGGCCGAAGCGATACTGGTTATTGTCGTGCCACTCCCAGAGTTCTCCAGGGCTCTCTGGATAGAGGTGCATCTCGCGTTCGATGCTTTTTATTTCTGGGAACTTGAGTTCTGCTTTGGCCTTAAATAAATCTAGAGTCAGATAGATTTTGTTTCCATAGTTTCTGAAGATCCCGGCTGGATGAAATGTGGGAAGAACTTTAAGCCCAGGAACCAGCTTGCATTCCATCACAGAGCCGCGATATTTGTTAATTCCACTTAATCCCGTTAGAGCCCAGAGAGCTTCGCGGCCGAGGGCAACTACTAGGTTGGGCTTAAGGGCTTCTAGTTCTGCCTTTAATCTGTCTAGCTGGTTAAAGTATTCGGGCCTGAGGTAAACTCCTGAGGCGATGGGAGGAAGGGGATAGTCCTTGCCTCCCACGTCAGCCTTCTTGCCACAGAAGAACTGGAAGTCATTTCCTGGGGGGCGGAAATTGACTACGTTCAACAGTGAACACAGGTTGAAATCTATGCCAGCTGTTTGACATAGATCCCTCAGGAGTTTGCCACTGGCTCCAACCAGGGGCCTGAGTTGTTCTACCTCGTTTTTCCCAGGGCTCTGAGCCACGAAGGCCAGGCCATTTTTGATGGAGGGAAAATAGCTAGGAACTTCGACCTTGTTACTAGTGTCCATGTAGGGCATTAGTTGTTTTCCCATCTCTCGTAATCGTGGGCTATGAGCCCGCAGGCCACATGAGGCCCGGTGTGATTAGTTGGCCTAGTGCAGAGAGATCCTAGCTTTGATACTTCCGGGCACATGGTCTGTTTTCCGTAATTAGTCCTTGCTCTCATGCAGTATTTACATTCGCTCTCTTGCTTCTTCCTCGCGTTCTCGTTTTTCGTAGAGCGATCTGTATTCGATTCTTTGGCCTTGTTTTTCTGCACGACTTATTCCCCAATCCATTCCTCGGCTTTGCCCTTGGTCTACATAGACGGCCCTGAGATCTGCGTAACCCGCCCAGGCCTCTCCTGCTTTCATTCCCTGGCGGCGCTCGTCAGGCGTCAAGTCGTCTAAGACCTGAGGATATAAGAGGTGAGATACGAATGGATGCTCACCTCGTTCTAAAGAGTCTTTCATGCACAGCTTAGCATATTCGATGTGATCCTCTACTGAGAACTCTTCATCCCCTGCGTAAGGGCTCTCAATGTAAACTAGCTCCCCCCTAGCCACTCTATTCCTCCTATTCAAGTTCAGATTTGATTTGAGCACTCTTGGCTCTCTCCAATGAGTGATCTACACACTCTTCGTTAATGTCTAGTCCGACAGCAAACTTGCAGCGCAACTGTAAACTAGCTTCCAGAGCAGTACCACTACCGCAAGTTGGATCAAGTACGATAGAGTCCTCATCAACAAACATCCTAAAGAAGTCCAGAAGCATTTCTGTTGGCTTTGAGCTGACATGAAGCGCGTCGGTTCTTCGTCCACTCGAATACCAGGCTCCGTTGACGGTGGGCCTGATGATCTTTCTATCTCCCAATGACATGATGAGAGCTGTTTCGTAGATTCTTCTCGGCCCCCTCGCCGGGTCAGGTATGATGCCCATTTTGTCACTCTTGATCCAAACCAGCGGGTACGGTTCGACACGGAAGCCCTCATCTGAAAATAGCTTAACAGTTTCAGTGTAGAAATTCATTGGGAACCAGAACATGATGTGACAGGAGGCCGATAGAATCCCGGCCGCTTTCGCCAACAGAAGGTCATTACAGAGTGCCCAGTATATTTCTGGTGTGTCCTCGTAGGACATATCCTTGGCTTCTGTATTATAAAGATCGCTTTCGTGTAGACCTTTGCCGTATGGGAAATCACAATGAACAAAGTTGTATCGTCGCCTATCTTTAACGTCTTTAGCTTCTGCGATGAAAGCCTTAAAACTCTGGTTAAAGACAAAGCACTTTGTGGCTCTTGCTTTTGGACTTGGCTCACTGAACTCACCCCCAAGTTCAATTTCTAGGCCCTCTAGATCTTCGTCAGACGGGCCACTGAGTTGATCTAGGTCATCTTCAATGTCCGCCTCGATTTCACCAAAGGTAGCCAGTTCGTTCTCGGCTACTCGCTTCATGCGGCGCTCTAGAAGTGCCCCAGCAGCACGAGCAGAATCGCAGGCCAAGATCTCTGGATCGCCCTCGATAACCTTGCGACCTACTGTGACCATGCGCCTGTAGTGTCTGGAAGATATTGCGATAGCACCAGCGGCCTGAGAAAAGGTTATCTCTTCGGGCCAGTCCTCTTCGTTTTCGTTGGGATCTTCCAGAGCTTCTGCTCTTTCTACTTCGTAGCGATTTTGCTGGCGCTGGAAGTGTTCCCAGAAGGCCACGGACTGGTCTTGCCAAGATAAGTCCTTGCGTCGATAGTTCTCCTCGAACTCAACGTCAAAAAGCTCATCTGGAGTTAAATCTGATAGAAGCCGGGCAGGGATACCTTTGCGGTATTTGGCACTTATTTCGGGTGGGAAGTTTTCTATTTGTTTCCAGGCTTTTAGCCTGCATTCGCCAGCTACAAGGACAAAGCGGTCCTCGCCATTAGGGCGAACTATGATGGGATTCAAGAGGCCTGCAGGGCGCATGATAGAGGTTCTTAGATCCTCTAGGTGCTCTTGCGAAATATCTTTTCTTTGACGGTCCTCAGGTATTTGAATACACGCTGTCGGAATTAATCTTAGCCGGTTCTCTGTAGCCACAAGGTTCCCCCAACCCTGGTATTTACCAGGCACCGTGTCACTGTAAATATAAGACTCAGGCAGGGGCCAAGCGCCGGGACGTACTGGAGAGAACGCCTCTCTTGACCCCTGCCTTTGTCCTTACTCGTCCTTCGCGTAGCCCGTGATGTTTGAGAAGGTTCCCTTTTCGCCAACGGTCTGTTGAACGGTCAGAAGAACTCTCTCACCCAGGGCGTCGCCTACCATTTGAATGATAGTCTTACCCTCGGGCTTGACTCCACACGCTTCACAGAACTCGCGGATACGGTAGAGGGACTTCTGGGTAATCCAGAAGGTGTCCGTCATCGTATCCTCCTCGGGTTTCACAGCAGGACTGGAGATGTAGTTATCCCAGGCCTCCTGATTCACGTCAGAGAGGGGTTCGAGGTCGCTGAAGGTGAACTCCAGTCCTCGAGTCCTCTTCTTCGTGCTGATTGTGTCAGCACTAGACTTGAAGGTTGCGCGGTAGGTTCCGCCGGGCCTCGCAGGCGGCCTTACTGCGTCCTCAGCCGAGGTATTGAGTAGATCTGAGAAGTCTTGCGGTGCTTCGGACATTTCGTTCTCCTTGTTTGTTCTTGTCTTGTCTTGCGGTTAAGCTAGCGGTTTATCCCGCTAACATCTTAGGGCAGAAAGTAGTTTCTGTCCAATTCAGGGATGCCTAGTTGATTTCTAAGATTGTTCACTTCGGCAATAAGCCTAGTGTAAACAGTCTCTGCAATGGCGAGCTTCTCTGTCATTGCGTTAGCTCTCATTTCTAGATCCTTGATCCGATTGTCGATAGTCATTGGAGCGCAGGGCTGTGGTTGAGCAAAGTCAGCTATATCAGCTCGGCCTAGGCCCACCCCTCCTTCCAGTATGCTCATTTCAATAGCTCCTTGAAAACTGTTACGAGTGCTGTTTCCTGTGGAAGTTCGCTCGGGAGATTCATAGGAATCTTTAGCGGCAGTTGCTCTGATCCCTTGGTCAGAACGACCCGCTTTTTGTTCTTCAGTTCCCATGAAAGCTGGGTGTTAAAGTGCCTGGCAATTTCGGTTGGCAGTTTTCTTCCGAGGGCACTAGGATAGGCAGTTCCCTCGACGGCAGAATCTACCTCTTTCGTGTAGGTATGCTTTCCGTCTTTATCTACAATGCTGATTTGGCCTCCACCACCCATATACCTTATGTGGCAGAACATGATGAAATGGCACTTTAAGCCTTGGCACATTTGAGTGAACTTATCTTGAAAGTCCATTGCCGTGCCAGTTCCAGACCAAGCATCCTTTTGTAGAATTGCTTGGGCAAAGTTCATCCCTGCATCGCCCAGGCCAGTCAGGGTGTCACAGACGAAGAGGGTTTCTGGACCCCACTCGATTGCACGACCAAGATCATAGTCTTTGGTCTTCCAGTTGTTCATCATCTGCATACCGCGAGCCCAGGCCATTTTCATCTTCAGGCCGGTTAGGTTCCCAGTATCAGATCCCAGGACAACTGGCGGCGAGCCGTCTACGGAGGGTTTCAGTTGATCTCGGAAGGTTTCGACAAAGACCTTTTCTTGGGCTTCAGGTTTAACATAGTTCAAGAGTACTTCTGCGCCGTCGTCCCAGTCTGCGATGATAATGCGCTCAAGACCAAAACTAGACATTTCATTTGCCAGCGAGGCTAGAGATCCGGTCTTACCTGTGGAAGGGTTCCCTATGCCAATCATTTTTAGAAGTCTGGTTTTCTTACGATCACTCAGTTTTCCCATCAGTGGCCTCCAGTTGTTCTACTACGTCACTAGGCTCGCCAAGCACCATGTAGTCAACTATATGACCACTTTCTGAGATCGGCACTGTGATGAGGCTGGTTGGACAACCCTCTATTGTTGGCTTTCCAGGCCAGACAGATATTACCTTGTCTGGATTTATGTAGCACAATCTATCTTCGTCGTTATAATTGTTGTGGTAAGTTAGTTCAACGAATTTAGCCATTTCAGTCCCTTCTTGGATTCAAGACAGTTCTTCGGTCTAGTTCAAACTCGGTTGAAAGAAATGCTGAGCGCAACTGCGGTGATTTCTTGCAAATATCGCGATAGTCACAAAACCGACAGGCCTTGGTGTTCTTCGGCCAATAGTTCTGCTCCGCATAGCGCTCATTGTTTTTGATTAGGACTTGAATGTCTTTCAGGTGCTCGTCCAGTTCATCGTCAGTTAGCTGGACAGGCTTCCTAGCAAAGAACGCAACTGGGATTAGTTCTGGAAGCCCTTGAACTCT